TGGAGGGCATTCGCGCATTACTGCACCGAGCCCACAACGTGCATCCATTTGGCGTGCGCCTCTGCGGTTGTTTTGGCACGCGCCGCTTCAAACTCGTTAGCGATGCGGTTGCGGTTCGCAATGTCGATACCTTTGAGGTCCGACACGCGCATCTGGAAGTATTTCGGCAGGTCGTTGCGGTTCTTGTGCGCTGGGTTCAGGAAAACCGGATCGCTCAGCGCGAACTCATCGAAGAACACCACGTCATCGACCACGACGGGCATGGGCAGCGTTACCGCGCCCATCGGGACGCAATCGCCCACGGCTACAACGACGCCGCGGTCGCTGCGCTCTTTGATGTGCGAGTTGTCGAGGTCGATTTCGATCCCCTGGGGCTGCTCGTAAAACTCAGCGATGGGAATCTCCCGCACGATGATGCGGTCAAGAAGCGGTTTGCGTGGAAATTGGTCGGTCATGTCTCATGTCTCGGTTGGCCGGATTACGCGCCGGCCACGCGGTTAGAGGTTAGGCGTCTGCGGGGATCGGCAAGCCCTGGAGGAAGAACTGCTGCTTCATCTCGGGGCAGAGCAGATTGAATCCGCGCTCATACGCGAACATCTGCGAGTCGTAATACGTGGAGCCAGTACCGTCATTGACGGGCACGGCAGCAATCGGGTTGCCCGGTGTCCACTCATGCAGACGGGTCGGGAACAACTCGCCGAAGGTGAACGCGGATGCCACAATCCGGTCCATGCGCGACGGCTCGGCAGTCGAGGACCACACGACCTCATCGCCAGCCCAGGTATCCTGCATGAACTTCTTGGCGGTGTCGACCACCTTGTCGCCGCCCTCATCGATGCGGGTGTATCCGGGGTTGTAGTAGTTGCCGCTGAGCGCCACGCCCTGCACGGGATTGGCGTACCAGAAGCACTTCTCGTTCTTGTCGTAGTCGTCGCCCATGGCGCGCATCCGAATGGACTGCACACGCTGCGCGGTCGAGTTGACGATGGTGCCGGACCCGCCAAAGTTGATGGTGGGCGAGCTGAAACGGCCAGGATACTGCGAAATGTCCACGCCGCCCTTGGTACCGACGTTGCCATTCTGAATCCAGTAGTCCTTGCCGTACACGCTGGAGCCAGCCGCGCCGGTTGCGCCCTGAATCACCAGAATGTCGCCCAGTGCGGTGCCTGCGGGAAGCGCACCAGCGGAGAACACGGTCTGCGTGACGGGATCGACAAAGCTGATGGTGAACGATCCGCGATTCGTGCCGCCGATACCGCTCAGCACCTGCACAACCTGCTGGTCCACGAAACTGGCAGCCGTGTTCAGGCCGACAATGCTGGACTTCTGCGGGCCGGTGGCGCCGGTATTGTTGTTGATGGTCGCCGTGGTCGGGATCTGGTCGATGGTGCCAGAGCCGTCGCGGTTGAGTACCGCCTCGACGCCGTTGTCGAATGCCAGGAGCGACTTGTCCATCTCCTCGCGGGAGAACTTGACCAGGCCGCGCTCTTTGCCGTCCGTCGCCTGCTGCGCGAGGTTGGAAATCTCGCACACGTTGACGAAGCGCAAGGGACTGGCGCACATGGAGACGAAGGTCGAGCCGGAGCCGCGAGACCACGCGGGGACGTAGGGGCTGGACGAACTGTCACCTCCGATGGGAGCCGAGGTGCCAAGGCCAAATTGCTGGATGGGTGCGCCACCCTGGACGCGGGTACCGGCCCAGAACGGAGCACGCTGGACGCCGCCGCGGTTGGTGGAGAAACTGCACTGAATCTTTTTGCCGCCCTTTTCAAGGCGCGTCTGGAGTTTGTCGAAATGCGCTTGGAGGTCAGGAATCTCCTCAACAAACGATTCGAGTTCGATTGCTTCTACGCCAATTTCTGTGGCTGTCGCCATGGAGAATCCCTCAAAATGAAGTCAGGCGCTTTCGCCCTGCTATGTGTCTCATTCTGTGGATTCGTGGCGGCTGTTAAGCCTTAATTTATACCCGGCCATCCCGGTACGAATCTTTTGGTGGAGCAGGTAACCGAACTAAACGCTTTCGCGCCCCTCGGCTGACCAACATCACGCGCCCCTGTCCCATAGACGCGCAATCTCTGACACCGATTAAACCGCTGATTCCTCAGCTTGTCAAGCGCGGACCCACCGGACAGTGCGCCCATTCTTCAGGTGAAACACCTTCGCGTGTATCTCGTCTAAGGTGCGTACACGCGGATCGTACGTTCCTTCTGCTGGCTTTGCGGCCACATCCTGCACACCCTTTGCTGGTGGCTGCGCTCCCCGTCCTGCGGGAGACGCCGGTTCGGCGGTGCGTGGCCGTCCGGTCAGGAACGGCTTGTAGCGCTCATTGACTAGCGATTCCATCACCGTGCGCGCGTGCTTGTCGAAGTTGACCTTGGTGAAGTTGAGCACGGTCGCCGGGTCGGGATTGCGCATCCCGCGATAGCGCTTGATCTGGCTCGTATAGGCCGGATCTTTCGCCGCTGTCTGCGCGACGCGCTTCGAAAACTCCATCTTGAGCGCATTTGCGGTCGGCGCGTCAAGGTTTAGCCGCTTGGCGTAGGGCCGGAACAGCTCAGAGAACTTTGTGGACGCGTGCTGGTCGAGCTTGGGCGCGATGTTCGTATTCCAATGCGCCTCCTGCTCCCGCTGGTTGAACTGCGCTTCCCGATCAGAAAGCGAGTCCTTGCCGGCAGTGCGGCGCGTGCCCGTCTTGTCGCCCCCTTCGCCTGGCTTGGCCAGCTTTGCCGCATTCGCAGCCTGGGCATTCAGCCATTTGCCCATATTGCCAGCCAGCGCAATCACTTTCTGCTGCTGGTCGGCCGCCCATGCAGTTTTCTGCTCGGCGGTGAGCCATTGCGGGGGCGCTTGGTTCAGCACATCCACAAGCCCATTGAAGTTCGATACCAGTTCGCTCGATGCCAGCGCCTGGACGAAATGCGGGAGCACGGCGGCCGCGTAGGCTTCCGGGTCGGAGTCACGCACGCGGTCAAGGATAGACGGCGCAAGCTTTGCCAGCCCCTCGTTGAAGTCCTCGCCCAGCGCTTCGAGCGCCTTGGGATCGCCAGCGGCCAGCAGCTCATCCACCTCGGCCATCTCGCGCACGCTATCCTGCAATGCCGCGATTGCTTCCGCACCATGCAGTTCGCCGCGCTCCGGGTCCGAGTGGATGACGGAATCGAGGATCGCGTACTTCTCGCGCACACCCTCAAGCCCCTGCTTTTCAAGCTGGCGCAGTGCGAACATCTGGCCGTGGTTGTCCTTGGCGAGGCGCGCAAACTTGGCAGACTGGGGGTCGCCTGAGTCGCGCAGGCTTTTCAGCCATTGCGAATACTCGCGGCTGGCTTTGGACGAGTAGGGATCGTCCTGCTCTGTGCGCTGGCCCTCGTGGCCTTCGACGTTCTCCGAGCCGTCCTGTTGCCCAACTTGATTCCCTGCGTCAAATTCTACTTGCTCAACTTCCATTACACCTTCGTCTGCCATGTCTCCTCGTTTCCGTCGCTCAGTTGAGCGGCTTTCCTACCACTGAAACCTTCTGTTTGACCGGCGTACCGCTCGCGTCCACGCCCTCTTTTTCGGTCGTGATTTCGTGCGTTGCGTCCTGGGGTTGCAGCGCGAAGGGTGGAATCTCCAGCCCCATGGACTCGAACATCTTAGTTTGCGCGTCTGGTGGGAACTTGCTGGGGTCGATGCTCACGTTGCCCTTGAATTCCATCTCCTTTGGCGGCTGCAATTGCTTGAGCATGTTCATGTGCTCTTCCCAATGAAGTTTCAGGTTCTGCCAGATCGACCGCTGGTACTCGTTGCCATGCTTGAGCTTGCGCCCGGTCGGCGAAGTCAATATGCCCAGCGTAATTGCCGCGTGGATCATGTGATTCTCGCTGTTGTCCTGCGCGACTGGCACGGTGGAGACTTGCGGCGGCATGGCTTGCAACTGCTGTTGCAACTGCTGTGCTGCTTGCTGGAGCGCCTGCATGGCCTGCTGGCCCTCTGGCGTCTGCGCCTCGGGATGGGTCTGGCCTTCCGTAATCTGCTGCGCGATGGCGGCAATCTGCTGTCGTAATGGCTCCAACTGTGGATTCGGCACCGGGCCGGAGCGCATCAGAATCTCGAACTCGCCTTGCTGCGCTTCCACCTGGTCAGCGTTGGGGATGTTCAACTCCTTCAGGCTTGGGAACTTGGAAAACACGCTCAGATTGCGCGGGTCCATCATAATCTGCTGGTAGAGCGCCACATTGCTGCTCTGCGTCAGAAGATCGGTCATCTCTTCTTCTTGCTCGGCCAGCGTCTGCGGGATTTCCAGCGATTCCGGCTGTACGAGCACATTGCCCTGCAACTTGCTCAACTCAATCTTGAGCTTCTTCTGCCCCGGCAGCGATGCGCTGAAGTCGGCAATGCGATTCGCCGCGGCAGACTCAACCGCTTGCTGGGAAATGGCGCATACGGCCTCGCACAGTGCGCCCCAAGGCATCGACCAAACCTGCATTGCCTGGTCGCGCTTGAGTCGCGTGGTCTTGAACACGCCCTGGTCTTCGGAACCGTCTGCCTCTCCGAACGCCGCTGGCGAGCCGCCGTCCATCGCCTCGGGTCCGCCCTGGATGAGCCACTGAATGAAGGTCAGCAGCGAATCGTTGGGAACCGGCACACTCTCAACGCCGGTAATATCGTTGATTTTCAGACCTTTATCCTCAAGTCCAGTGACCGCCGTCACCTTCGCGGGGTCATTCGATTGAGAATTCAGGAGTTGCGTGTCGATATACGGCTCAAGTGCGTAGCGACGAGGAACCGCAGAACGGAAATAGCGATCAGCGAGTGAAATGTTTGCATTGAGCACCTTTTGCAGCGGAAGGTAGTTCGTGAGTAGCGCTTCGCGGTTCTGCCCGTCGCCCGGCCCTGGATGCACGAACTTGACACGCTTGGACATGCGCGAGTTGCGGCAGAAGGCGAAATTTCCGCCCGCGTGCCAGACTTCGAGACCATCGGGGAAGGTTTCGAGGAATAATTCGCGGATCTCCTCGTCTTCGATGCCCTCGTACTCGCTCGGCTTAAAGAAGGTCACGCTCTCGGTGGAGTCGTTCTTGTACGCCTCTCCGCTGGAACTGGACGCCTGGACTGCCAGCCGCACATTGATGCGCGCCAGCCGGTCGATCTGGTCCATGCCGCCCACGTTGCCGCCGGCGGCGATCTTGTTGCGAATCCAAGGATACTGGCTCTTGAGCTTGTTGACGGAGACTTCGTGCTGGTAGCGGC